TCGTGGATGGCGGCAACCTCAAGACCTTCCCGGCCGGCGAGGTCGTGCGCAGCGGGCTGACTCCGGGGCGGCGAGCAAGCTTTGCGCGCTTCACCAACGGGGATCTGTACTGGAGTAACGGTGTCGTGCTCGAACGCATCCGTGACGGCGTGAGCGAGCCTGCCGGGCTTCCGGTCCCGGATGCCGCTCCATCAGTCGCAGGGGCTTCTGGCGGCGCACTCCCTGCCGGCTGGTATCAGGTGGCAATCACCCTCGAATCTCCGGACGGCGAAGAGTCTGGATCGTCCTGGCCGGTTGCTGTGCAAGTCTCGGATAACGGGGTATTGGAAGTCTCTACGCTTCCTGCCGGGACAAAACGCATCTACGTGTCGCCCTGCAACGGCGACGTGCTGTTTCATGCCGTCACCACGACTGCATCCACCTACCGATTCCCGGTAACTCCGCAGCAGGGGGCGCAACTGCAAACGCTCGGCTTTCGCCCCATGCCTGCCGGCTCCATCGTTCGCGTACATAACGGCCGGCTGCTGACCGCAGACCGCAACGGGCTGTATTACTCCGAACCCTACGCGCCAACGTGGCACAACCCGCTGCGGGGATACATCCCATTGCCGGGCATCACCCTTGTGGAGCCAATGCAGGCAGGCGTTTACATCACAACGGCCGATCGCACGTACTGGCTGGCCGGCGCGGATATCGCAGGGGATGCGGCGCTAGTTGATCTGCTTCCCTACGGCGCCGCGGCAGGGTCGAGCACGCGAATAAACAACGCCCTTGATGTGGCGTGGTATTCGCAGCGCGGGATTGTCATCGGATCGCGGGACGGGCAGGTCAAGAACATGCAGGAAGACACGACGGCGACCGAGAAGGCGTCCCGAGCGGCAATGCTGTACCGGGAGCAAGACGGGATGAGGCAACTGGTGTCGTCCCTGTTTGGGGCAGAGGCGACCGTCGCCGCGGCCTCCACGTATTTCGAGGCGGAGTTGGTCCGCAAGGAGAACATGCTATGAATCAAACAGCCGCATCCGGCTTTACCTACACCGTCGAGACCGTCCATCGAAGAACGGGCGAAGTGATCGAGCGCGAGACGATCCACAACATCATGCCTGAACAGGGGCGCAATCACGCGCTGGATGTGCTGCTCAACGGGGCTACCCCTGTCACCGCGTGGTATCTCGTGCCCTATGGGAACGACTACGCCCCCCAGGACACGGACACCGCCGCGACGTTCATCGGGCTGGCTGGCGAGCTGACCAACTACACCGGATCGACCCGGATTGCGATCAACACCGCGGCAGCTTCTGGCGGAGTGGTAAGCAATTCTGCGAACCGTGCGGAATTCGAGTTCGGCGCCGAGACGACGATTCGCGGCCTTGCGCTCATCAGCACCCCGAGCAAGGGCGCGGCCTCCGGCATCCTCTTGTCGGCTGTCCGCCTCGCCTCGCCGAAAACACCGGACACGAATTTTCTTCTGCGCGTGCTGGCCGTCATCGACCTGCAATCCGCGTAATTCACCGAAGGAGCAATACCTATGGCAATCAAGACTTCGACCGGCCTGCGCAATGCAATGCTCGCCACCGGCTCCGCAAAAGCTGCGCTGGACGGCGGCCGGATCGACATTTACGCGGGCACAGCCCCGGCTTCTGCGGACGATGCTGTCGGCGGCGCGACCCTGCTCTGCACGGTCACGCTCAACAGCACCGGAACCGGCATCCTGTTCGACACCGCCGCAGTCAATGGCGTCCTGGCGAAGAAGCCATCCGAGACGTGGAGCGGGGCCATTGCAGCCACTGGTACTGCCGCGTGGTATCGCCATGTTGCCGCAGCAGACGACGGCACGCTCTCGACCACGGCCCCCCGCATTCAAGGGACGGTTGCCCTGATCGGCGCCGACCTGAACCTCGATCCGAGTTTCATCAGTGGGCAAACGAAGGTGATCGAGCACTACGTCATCGCGCTGCCAACGGCGTAAGGAGGGACCATGGCTCGGCTGGGGGTTCGACTAATCCGCACGTTCAAGGATGGGGCGTTCTCGTCATTCGGCAGCTTCATCACGCCCGGTGCGGTGTTCATGTTCATGGACGTCTATGCGGAAGACGGAGCGGCTGTTCTTAATCCGATGACAATGCGGCTGGAGGCGCACCCTTCTGCAACGGACTGGACAATTTGGTTCAACGAAAAAGTTGGGCAGAACAGCCCAGGGTCGTTTTCGTTTATCGCTGGTTCCAATGACTACGACTCTATTCCGTCTGTGGTGCAGATCCTCCAAGACTGCACAGGAGATGGAGTAGGGCAGGTTGTGGCTGAGATTTTTCCGACAGCCATGGTCGATGGCCTGATCGCTGTACCGAATGCAGCGCTTATTGATCCTTTCCCGCCGTGCGCACCACCTATCACGCCGGAGTTCTGGACGGCGTTTGTCAACAGCTTCGAGACTCCATGAGCAAGTACCCAAAATCTTGGCCGGTTGGAGGGCACCCCGTCGCCGAAGCCAAGGTGAGAATCCTCAAGAAGCACAACACGCCGTGGCTTCGCGCGTCCGGGGATGGTTGGGTCGCTGAAAAACAGGGGAAGCTGTCGAACATAAAGTTCGGCAAGGAAGGAGCGTGGTTCTGCATGGGCTACGAGGACGGGCTGCAGAGTGACGGCAGTCACGGGGTAGAAAACGACGGGGTAGTTACCGTCGTAACCTCTCCCGCATTCGACAAGCCCTTTCGCAAAGTCGAAGACCTGGATTACACCTTCGAACTTCAGTACGTCACAGCTCCGTGGTATGCAAGACGAAAAAGAGAGGTCGTACCTATGGGGTCGATCTCAGGATGGAGAATGTCCATCAAGAAGCTGGCCGTGGAGTCTTTCTTCATTGCCGCGTTCGATGTCGAACTACAGGCTTCTATGCGAGGGGGTGTATGGCACACGCGGCTGGAATTGAAAGGTCTCGGCGTTGAGCGGTACACCGCAACAGCGCGCATTCTCAGTGCAGGAAAACGGGTTGTAGATTCCCTGGACGGGTTTAGGCGGTCTTTCATGGTGATGGGTGTCGGTCGGTACAACGACGCGATTCAACCCGCTGGGTATGTGTCGTACAACGGCAAAACGGATTGGACACTACTCACCTTTGGTAAACCGTTTCGATATCAAGGGGCGGCGTCTTATCAGTTGGTTGCGCCAGGGGTTCTGTGGGCGTGCGTCCCGGTCTATGTCGTGGATCAACTCGACGCCACGAGCCTTGAGGTGGATGTTAACGGAAGCGCACGGCTGTCCTATTTGGTGGAAGTGGATGTATTAGAAGGCACGGTTTCCGACCTTGCGGGTGGTGATCTTTTAGATTTCGACTTAACGGATTTTCCGGACGACATCGAGGTGTCTGGAGGAGCCTCGAAAGACACGTTCAATTTCCGGATTGCGACCGCACTATCGACGATCGTGATGACGCGCTTGTCCAACGGAGAGGTCTTGGCGGTTGCTCCCGCCCGGCACTACGACCCTGTAGCACCCGGGAACCGGATGCGTCGACTTGCCACCTTTATCAGCCACGGGTCAGGTAACTTTTCACGTAGAGACAATATCGAAGTAGGCGACGGGGAGATTGAAGGACTACCGAGGCCACTACACTTGGTAGGGGAGACACCTATCATGAAACTTATTCCCGTACTTGGGCGACCGGACCTTCCACCTCGTTTGGTTGTATGGGAAAAAGAAGGGCTCAGTTTCGTAGTTCGAGACCTGCCGTTTCTTGCGTACCGCTGCGGAGACATCACTGTCATTAGCCCGGAAGAATTCGGCATAACCGCATACACGGAAGAGCTGGAAGGTGAAAAGCTGGTTTCAGCGTATCGGTTCTACACGACCCGAGATTTCGGGGAGACGTGGGAGGTGGCAAGCAAAATCCGCGAAAAGGCGCCAGCACCAGACGAGCCCGATGCAAACGAAATGTATTCGTTCCAGCACGTCTCTTGGATTCAAGCAGACGCGAGTGCTCCCGCCAGCCTCACACCTGGAGCCCCGTGGATCAGCGATGGGCGTAGAACTTTGGAGTGATGATGAGAAATACGCTCTACAAAACAGACAAGCGCACTTACGTGCCGGGAACGCCAGCGGCACCTGAATCCCCCGGGCAGCCGTATAAACCGGCCCGCACCGTCTTCGAGGATCGGACTACCTGCGGGTATGCTCCCGACTCAATTACTCGAATTGACGGGAGCGCACAAAGTGGCGGAACCGGTTCGTCGATATCGGGGCGAGCGTCGTACTCGTATGTTTGCACGACACGACGAGTTGCCGTCACGTACCCGGAACAACCCTATATCCCACCACGCAAATCTATTCGCCGTACGCCATCACAGACGCTTATTGACTATCAAGTTGGTTGGACCGGACGAGCA